GGCGAGGCAATCGCTATTAGTCCACGTACAGGCGCAGGTGCTGCTCCTACTAGTGCAGGTGACGCTAACCCACTTCAGGTTATCGCCCGTATGTCTCGTCTGCTGGATCAGCAGAATGTTGACACACAGGGACGTTGGCTTGTTCTGGACCCAGTGTTCATGGAAATCCTGAAAGACGAAGATTCACGTCTGTTTGATGCTGACTTCGGCGGTTCTGGACTTCAGAATGGCGTTGTAAGCAACAACATTCATGGCTTTACCGTCTACTCGTCTAACAATCTGCCAGCCCTTGGTACAGGTCCATCCTTTGCGGGTGCTAACTCTGCTGCCAATTTTGGTGTGATTGTTGCTGGTCATTCATCTGCTGTTGCAACTGCAGAGCAGATTAATAAGACTGAGACATATCGTGATCCTGACAGCTTCGCTGACATTGTTCGTGGTATGCATTTGTACGGACGTAAGATTTTACGTCCAGAGGCACTTGTTAACGCCTCTTACCATCTGGCTTAAAGGGGGAATAAGACATGGCTAACATTACCGCAGTTCTACATCCCGCTTCAGGGAACTCACAGCGTGGACGCAATCCGTACTACGTTGATGTGACAATTGACCTGACTGCAAATAGCATTGCTCCCGGCGATACTATTCAGGCAATTACCGTACCTGCCAATACTCTAATCTTGGGTGCTGGTTTTCAAGTTGTATCTTCTGCAACCATGAATACAGGTACTAATGCGACTGCTGCTCTTGGCTTCACTGGTGGTGATGTTGATGAGTTTGCTGCTGCATTAGACATTGACGGTGCGGCTGACGGTGCTTACGCCCCGCAGGTTGCAATTGATGGACTAGCACTTTCTGCATCTGGCGATACAATTGACTTTGTGTTGGCAGGTGATGGTGCTTCATTTACGGCTGGTAAGCTACGTGCTTTCGCTGTAATGATGGACATCAGCGATCAGGGTGACACGGCTGCTAACGAAGTAGACCGTGACGCACTTGCCTAAATAACATGAGGGGGCAGGGAAACTTGCCCCTTCACTTTCATTAAGGATGTAATATGGCATACGATTTTCTTGGCTTAGTAAATGCAGTAAACAGGCGGCTGAATGAGGTAGAACTCAGTTCAGCTAATTTTGCATCAGCTACAGGTTTTTATTCACAAGCTAAAGATGCTGTTAATGCATCTATTAGATATTTAAATCAGTCAGAATACTTTTGGCCTTTTAATCATACTACACAGGAAACTACACTAACAGCTAATACTAGTCGTTATGCGTTTCCTACAAACGCTAAAGTAATTAACTTTAAAACTTTTCGTATCAAAGAAAATTCTTCATTAGGTAATGCTACTACACGGCTTACAGAAATAGCCTATGAAGATTATTTAGATAAGTATATAGACCAAGAATATAGTTCTTCTCTTGGTCAGGGTGTACCTACACAAGTAGCACAAGCACCTAGCCTAGAGTTTATTATGACACCAGAGCCAGACAAAGCATATGAATTGGTATATGAGTATTATACTTTTCCTACAGATTTGTCTGCCGTAACAGATGTTCCTACCATACCAGAAAGATTTCAACATATCATTGTAGATGGTGCAATGCACTACGGATATTTGTTTAGGGGTAACACACAAGATGCGCTGGTTATGAAAGAAAAATTTGACGAAGGTATTAAGCATATGCGTTCTCAGCTTATCAATAGAACACCATACGTAAGGTCGTATATGCTTACTGGTGCTACAGGTGGAGCAAGTTCAGGCTTCGGTATTTAGGGGCTATCACAATGGATGCATGGCAAACCTACCCAGTTGAGTTTCGTGGTGGTCTTATAACTAATCTATCCCCGTTGCAGCAAGGTATTAATGCTCCGGGTAGTGCAAGAATACTACGTAACTTTGAACCATCTGTTGAGGGTGGCTATCGGCGTATTGAGGGTTATGATAAATACGACAGTAATATTATACCACCATATGGCGCACCTGTTGTTCATGGAGATAGTCAAAGTGGTACAACATTAATAATAGCTGCAATACATACTACACCAGTTGCAGGTGATACATTAGAAATAGCAGGAGTTACTGGTACTTATACAATTGCATCTGGCGGTGTTACATATGATGCTACAAATAACAGAGCAACATTAACTTTATCAACAGCATTAGATAGCAGCCCTGCCAATGCTGCTGTTGTTACATTTAAAACAACAACATCTAAATATTTAGCTATTGGTGTAGCAGCGTGGGAAGATACTGCTATTGTTTGTAAGAACGCTGATATATTTAAAACAGGTGGTTCTGGATTTACAAAAATTAATGTGCCAGATTATGGTACACCTCTTGTAAATGGTGGTAGTCAAACAGGTTCTACTTTAGCTATTGACGGTTTACTTACAGCACCACAACAAGGTGATGCGTTTAAAATAGCAGGTGTTAACTTAGTATACACAGTAACTGCAACCGCTACTGTAACATCGGGTGGTACTACACTAGCTATTAATCCGGCATTAGCAAGTAGCCCTGCAGATGGTGCAGTTATTACCTTCTTATCTACAAGTAGAGAAGGTGCTAACAAAACAAAGTTTGCTAAATATAACTTTAATGGCACTGAAAAAGTTGTAATTGTAGATGGTTTAAATGAACCTGCATTATATGACAATGCTACATTTACCGCTTTAACAAGCGCACCTACAGACGTTATAGGGGCTACTTTTGTAGCAGAGGCTAAAGGTCATCTATTCTTTGCTAAAGGTGACACGGTAACTTACACAGCGTTTGAAACAGACTCTGACTTCTCCATAGGTAATGGAGCAGGTAATTTTAGAGTAGGTGGAACTGTTACGGCTTTAGCTGTATTTAGAGAACAGTTAATTATTTTTACTGAATCTACTATACATCAACTCACAGGCAGAGCAGTTTCCGACTTTGTAGTACAAACAATAACCGCAGATATTGGATGTATTGATTCTGACACAGTGCAAGAGATTGCTGGTGACGTTATGTTCCTTGGCCCGGATGGGCTTAGACTATTAAGTGCTACAGATAGAATTGGGGACTTTGGACTAGCTTCTGTATCTAAAAATATACAAAGTGTAATGACAGGTTTTATTTCTGCAAACACATCTTTTACAAGTTGCGTAGTCAGGGAAAAATCACAGTATAGATTACTTGGTTATAATAATAATATTACACAAGAAAATGCTCAAGGTATATTAGCGACACAATTTGCGCCGCAAGGCGGTGAAGGAATGGCTTGGGCAGAAACACGTGGCATACGTGCTTATGTAGCAGACAGTAACTATAACCAGAATGTAGAACAAGTTTTCTTTGCCAACGATGATGGCTACTTGTATCAAATGGAAAGCGGTAACTCCTTTGACGGTATTAATATACAAACTACATTTGCTACGCCGCACCTACCAATTAGTGACCCACGTAAGCGTAAGACATTTTACAAACTGTTTTTGTATACTGATCCGCAAGGTAGTGTCGCATTTGACGTAAGTTTAAAACTAGACTTTGACAGTCAGGGAACTATTCAGCCAGCACCAATAAGTATTCAAAATACACAGGGTACAGTAGGATTTTTTGGAACAGGTACTTTTGGTATAACCCGATTCGGTACTAAACTGTTAAAGTTATTTCAAACACAAGTTGTTGGTTCAGGATTTACAGTATCATTTCAATTTGAATCGGAAGACGATAATCCCCCCTACTCAATTGATGCACTAACAGTTGAGTATGGATTAAACGATAGAAGGTAGAAACTATGGGACAAGGCTACACTAGAACCGATACTATTAATAACATAGCGGATGGTAACATTATCAACGCCGCAGACTTTGATGCTGAATATGATGCTATCGAAGCTGCTTTTAATAGTAGTACAGGACACTCGCACGATGGTACATCTGGTGAAGGTGGGCCAATTACTGTGCTTGGGCCAGCGCAAGATTTTGTAGCTAGTACTACTGAAATTAAACCAAAGAGTAATAATACATTAGATGTTGGTACAACAGGACTAAAGTTTAAAGACCTACATCTAGCTGGTACAGCTAACCTTGTAAATGTAACTACCACAGGTGATGTTACTCTTACAGGCGCAGCTAACAATATTGTGTTTGATGCCAGTGACAATGCACTAGAGTTTGCAGATAATGCAAAAGCTACTTTTGGTGCTGCTGCTGATTTAGAAATATACCATGACGCATCAGATAGCATCATCAGAGATACAGGCACTGGTAAACTAGCACTAGACGGTAGCACAGTTGAAGTCAGAAAAAATGATGGCTCAGAGGTTATGGCACAATTCGTAGAGGATGGTGCTGTAAGTTTATACCATGACAATTCTGTTAAACTAGCAACAACAGCAACAGGTATTGCCGTTACTGGTAGTATTGCTTTGGATGGTATACATCTTGATGATAACGAAAAAGCCACATTTGGTGATAGCACTACACCCGATTTAGAAATATATCACGATGGAACAAACAGTATTATTGAAAACAATACTGGTGAGTTGTTTATTCAAGGCAACAATATAACTCTTCGTAGCGACACAGATACTGAAACCTTTATTGCTATGGACAAAGATGGTGCAGTAGAACTGTACCATAATAATGTAAAGAAATTTGACACAGATGCAGATGGTGTAAACGTAACTGGACAAATTGATGTAAGCACAAACGTAAACTTAACATCTGATGGTGGAATAATTAAGTTAGGTGCAGATGAAGAAGTAACACTTACACATGAACATAATGTGGGTGTGCAAGCTAAAGCAGCATCTGGATTTGAACTCAATTTACAAACAGGTGATACATCTGTTGAAAGCGGTAACGTCTTAGGTAAGATTACTTTTAATGCGCCGGATGAAGCTGGTGGCACAGATGCTATTCTTGATGGTGCAGCTATTGAAGCTGTAGCTGAAGATACTTTTGCATCTGATAATAACACAACTGCGCTTGTATTTAAGACAAACACATCAGGTGCAGCAACAGAACGTATGCGTATTAAAGGCGATGGAACAATCGTCATGGACACACAAGTTGACATTGACAATATTACTATTGATGGCAATACAATTAGTAGCACAGATACTAATGGTAATATAGTTGTAGCACCTAATGGTACTGGTGATGTTCAGCTTGATGCTGACACAGTACGTGTTGGTGATTCAAATGTTGATGTTACACTCACTACTAACGGTACAGGAGACTTAACACTTAGCACAAATGCAGGTACAAATTCAGGTGTAATTACAATTGCTGATGGTGCTGATGGTAACATTGCACTTACACCAAATGGTACTGGTGAAGTTGACATCACTAAAGTAGACATTGATGGCGGTGCTATTGATGGTACAATAATTGGTGCTAATAGTGCGGCAGCGGGTACATTTACAAATTTAATAGCAGGGACAGACTTGACACTTGCTACTGGCGCAACTGTTACTGCCATTCTTGATGAAGATGACATGTCTACTAATAGTGCCACGGCACTGGCTACACAACAGTCTATTAAAGCATTTGTGGAAAATACAATTAGTGGTGGTTCATTTGGTAGTGGTATTACAAGTGGTGGTAACATTACCCTTAACGATGATGGTAACTCAAGCCCTAACGGTTTTGGTCTTGTGTTTAAAGAAGCATCAGCTACTTATACAACCACATTGAATAAAACAACCCCAACAGCTAATAGAACAATATCTTTGCCTAATGAAACAGGAACAGTATCTACACAGGCATTCGCAAATGGCGCAGCAGTAGCACTAGCTATCGCATTAGGATAACAGAAAAGACTTGACAAACCATATAAATTATGGTATAATTAATGTACATTAGGAGTAAATAATGGCAAACGCTTTTAAAATAAAAACCTTTGCTGGTGGTAGTACTGGTGCTAATACAGATATGACTATCTATACTGGTAAATCTGGTACTGAAACTACCATTATCGGTATGTCTATTGCTAATATTACAACATCACAAATAACTGTAGATGTTAAAATAGAAAGTGATACTTCAGACACAGAAACAAATGGAAACGTATTCTTAATTAAGGATGCGCCTATTCCTGTGGGTGGTACGCTTGTGCCAATCGGTGGGGATCAGAAGGTAGTGCTGCTTGATACGGATGTATTAAAAGTACAATCTGATACTGCAAACAGCGCAGATACAACTTTGAGCATTTTGGAGATTACTTAATGCCTTATCTTGGTAACATACCAGCCGTAAACTTTAGCACAGCAGCATATCAAGACTTAACTGGTGTAACAGGTAGTCCAGCAAAGCGGGGGTATACTCTTACCCATGCTGCAGGTAGCGCACAAGACCTTGAAATTTTTGTAAATAATGTGCGTCAGGAGCCGGGTGTAGCCTATACTGTAGCTGGTACTGCATTGACTATGACAGGTGATGTAGAGACTACAGATGATTTCTACGTGGTCTTTCAGGGCAAAGCCCAGCAGACAGTAACACCGGGTGCTGGTACAATTACAAACGCTATGTTTGCTTCTGGTACAACTCTTGGTGGTGGT